CCAAGCAGGGCTATGATATACTGCTACAGCGTGCCACCTTCCCGCTTGAGCAGCAGTTCCCGAATACCATGCCGTCCGGAGCAGGTAACAAGCCTTGGCGGATTAACGACAATCCTTTCCTGCGCGGCCCAGTTGATCCAGTGACCGCAGGGCCAGACGGCCCGATTGAATTAAACTAGGAGCGCCCCATGCCACAGATTTACCAACTTCCGTTGCTTTCGCAGGTTTCAGCCGGTGATCAGCTTGCCGTTTACACACCTAGCAATGGCGATGCACGACGCTTGTCGATTAACTCGTTGTTGCAATTCTTTCAGCAAGTGTTCGCAAGCCCAACGCTGGCCACGAATATCTACACCCCTGGCACTGGCTTTAACGTAGCGGTTCCTACCCCTGTAGCGGCACAACAGTGGATGCTGATTCAACCTGCAGGGACGCTTGCCACAGGCACGGTAACGCTTCCGTTAAACACCCAGACGCCAGACGGCACCGAGGTGCTGATTACCACCACGCAGCAGATCACAGCCTTCACGCTGGCTTTGAACGGGGCGACGGCAGCTTACGGGGCATCAACCACCCTATCGGCTACGGACTTCTTTCGGATGCGCTTTGTGGTGGCAACCAACAGCTGGTATAGAATTGCCTAGCGATGAAGAAGGATTCCAGACTTGATCGAGTAGGTGTTGCAGGCTTTAACAAGCCCAAGCGCACCCCATCGCATCCTACCAAAAGCCATGTTGTTGTGGCTAAGGAGGGCGATAAGATCAAGACAATCCGCTTCGGTCAGCAAGGCGTTTCAGGCAGCCCAAAGCGTGAAGGCGAAAGCCAAGCCGATAAGACGCGGCGTGAATCCTTCAAGGCTAGGCATGCTAAGAATATCGCTAAGGGCAAGATGTCGGCAGCCTTCTGGGCGGCAAAAGAAAAGTGGTGATTTAGATGCAGATTGAACTCCTCAGCGGCATCTATACCGACAACGGGCCTGATCTCAGGACTGCATACCCAATCAATGTGTTACCTGTGCCAATGAACAGCGGGATCAGCACCGGATACCTGCGTCCCGGCGAAGGCATCGTGGCTAACGGTGTAGGGCCAGGGGCTGACAGGGGCGGCGTTAACTGGAATGGCATCTGTTATCGGGTGATGGGCACAAAGCTTGTCACGGTGTCTGCTACGGGCGTTGTAACCGAGTTGGGGGATGTAGGCGGCCCAGTCGATAGCTTGGTAACGTTCGATTATAGCTTCGACCTGTTAGCCATCGCATCAGGGACGCGGCTTTATTATTGGGATCCGATAGCCTCAACCCTTACGCAAAACACCGATCCCGATCTAGGGATTGTGCTCGATTTGGTTTGGGTCGATGGCTATTTCATGACCACCGACGGCGAGTTTCTGGTGGTGACCGAGCTATCTAATCCGCTCGCAGTCAATCCTTTGAAATATGGAAGCGCTGAGGCTGATCCCGATCCTGTCGTGGCATTGCTCAAGCTAAGGAATGAGGTCTATGCCCTTAACCGAAACACCGTCGAGGTGTTCGATAACGTCGGCGGCGACTTCTTTCCATTTGCAAGAATTGACGGGGCGCAGATTCAAAAAGGCGTGGTCGGCACCTTTGCTTGCTGTGTCTACATGGAACAAATCGCATTTCTAGGTAGTGGCCGAAATGAATCACCCGGCATCTATATGGGTGCCAATGCGACCGCCTCGAAGATCAGCACGCAAGAGATTGACGACATATTGCTCAATTATACCGAGGCGCAACTGGCAACGGTTAAGCTAGAGGCGCGGAACGATCGATCACATCAGCACCTCTACATCCACCTTCCAGACCGCACCTTGGTCTTTGACGGCGCAGCTACCCAAGCCCTTAATCAGCCTGTGTGGTTTGTGCTAACCAGCACCGTGGTAGGATTTAGCCAATATCGCGCTCGCAACTTAGTGTGGGCTTATGACAAGTGGCTCGTTGGGGATCCGCAATCTAGCAACGTTGGTTATCTGGTTGATAACATCGGCACACATTGGGGCGAGAAAGTGCGCTGGGAATTCGGCACCATGATTGTCTATAACGAGGGCAACGGTGTTTTGTTCCATGAACTCGAACTCGTTAGTTTAACGGGCCGCGTTGCATTGGGCGTTAACCCACAGATCAGCACCAGCTATTCGCTCGACGGGCTATCCTGGAGCCAAGACCGATTCATTGAGGTCGGGACTATTGGCAACACAAAGAAGCGCCTGACATGGTTTCAGCAAGGCAGCATGCGCAACTGGAGAATCCAACGCTTTCGAGGTGACAGCGATTCCCATATCTCTTTCGCCCGTCTTGAGGCCCAGATCGAGGGGCTGGCTTACTGATGGCTGGGCGGCTGAATCTTACGCGAGATCAACTGGCAACGTTCCTCAAGGACCACGAGCAGATCAAGCAGTTCGAGCTATTGTTCACGACGGTTGATTCCACCACGCCTAACTCAATTCAGGTTGCAACAATCCTTGCCGGCAATGCCGATCAAAAGGCGGTGCAAGCACTAGGTATGGTCGAGGGGCTTAATCAGGAAACCTCGGTTGGTATCGCTTCCGCAGAGAACAAGGCCAATCAGGCGTTAGCGTTGTTAGCACAATTAGCGACAGCGGTAGATGGTTTGCAGATGGTGCCACCGCCCCGTGAGTTTAAGCGCGCTCGTTACGGGCAGTTCTTTGATACCACAACGCAAGCTGCCACGGTAATCAATACCGCAACGCCAGTCACATTCAACACGACCGACATAAGTCAGGGGATTTTTATCGGATCGCCTACCTCGCGCATCGTGGTTGATACCGAGGGCATTTACAACTTTCAGGTGTCGATCCAGTTTGATTCCACCGGCGGCTCCAATCATGACGTATGGGTATGGTTTAGGAAGAACGGAACCAATATTCCCAACTCGGCCCTATATCTCAACATCCAGAACAATCAGTCGGAACTGCTCCAAGCCTTCAATCTGTTGGTGAGCATGAAGGCTTCGGACTATCTCGAAGTGATGTGGGAGGTTGGAAACCTTAACGCGCAGATGGCAGCCTTTCCGGCAACAGGCGTGCATCCGGCCATTCCCTCTATTATACTGACCGCAACGAACAATCTCCAAGGAGTGCAGTAATGACCGTCACCGTGAAAACCCTTGTGCCTCCCAAGCAGATGGAAGCCGTCCAGACCACGCAATACACAGCTACGGCAGTCAAGGCGCTGATCGATAAGGCCACTGTGACCAACACGGACACGGTTAATCGCACCTTTAGCGTCAATCTGGTTCAATCAGGCGGCAGCGCAGGCAATAGCAACTTGATCATCGATGATCGAACCGTAGTGCCAGGAGAGACTTATCTATGTCCAGAACTGGTCGGGCATGAATTAGATGCAGGCGCTTTTATCAGCACGATTGCCAGCAATGCCACCGCCCTGACGCTGCGTGTATCTGGTCGCGAAATAACCTAAGGAGCCCGACATGGACTATGCCAAAATGCCTAAAATGATGTTTGCCGGGTTCAAGGGCTTGCCTGAGGATGAGCCTTTCATCACGACGTCAGAGAACCGCAAGAACACGCAAACGACCATCGACGATTGGATGCTTGGACCCGAAAACCCTAGCAACGAGAAGGGCGCAAACAAGCCCTATTGGGTAGCACTAGGCAGGGCCATGCAGGTTGATGAGGCGGAGGCCCGTCGTCGCCGGTGTTCGAATTGCGAATATTACGATAATTCTGTGATGATGCAGGTCAAGATGGATCGCATCCCGTGGAATGGCTGGGACGTGGGCGCAGGCTTTCGGGGCTATTGCGATAAGTTTGACTTTATCTGCCATGATCTAAGAGCCTGCCAAGCATGGGAAGAACGTGAATCCGACGAGGAGGATTGACCGAATGGCAAATTCAAGTAAACTGCACGGCGCTGAGCATCATGGGCCGCCAGCAGCTCGTCCGACCAATGGGTGGCTGCGTAAATGACAGGCGTTGATTGGCTCAAGGAAAACCTCTCAAACTGTTTCGCACTGCCAGCATCTGCCGTTGATTGGCTGATGATGCTCTACAATGCCATTCAGGTTTTCGATGACGTGGCTGATGGAGATCCCGTAAGCCGTGAGGATTTGAACGCCACCATTTGGAACACATTAGTCGGCATGAATCAGAACTCGTTTTGGCAGGTTAACAGCCAGACACTAACGCCAATCGTCGCAGGCATGATCTTGAAGTGGCAAGGATCAGATCAGGCTGAGCGTGCAGGCAAGGCGGATGCAAAGTCGTTTGTATGGCGTGCAGGCTATTATGACGTGGTGCTGATGGTCGTAACGTTATGTCATGGGACGCAATTTGCCACCGATAACGCGCACCATGTCATGAATCTCTACGGCGAAACGCTGGAAGAATACTTAGAGGAATTTGCTAATGCCTGATCCATTTTCAGCCGCGATTGTGGGCGGGACATCACTTCTTGGCGGTCTTGTGCAAGGCAATTCAGCCAAGCAAGCATCAAAGGCGCAAACCCAAGCCGCACAGCAAGGCATTGACGAACAGCGCCGTCAGTTTGAAGAATCAAAGCGCATTCTAAGCCCCTATACGATGGCAGGCACAGAAGCCATTGGCGGGCTTCGGCCTTATGCTGAGGCAGGCGTGGGTGCGCTAGAGCAGCAACAGATTTTGCTTGGCTTGCGAGGTCGTGAAGCACAGCAAGCAGCCATTCAGCAGCTTGAACAAGGCGCAGGCTTTCAAGCGCAAGTGCGTCAAGGCGAGGAGGCATTGCTACAGCGTGGCTCAGCTACGGGCGGGCTTCGTGGTGGCAACATTCAAGCCGCACTTGCCCAGTTTCGGCCACAAATGCTGCAACAGGCAATTGAGGATCAATACGGGCGGCTGGGCGGCATGACAGCACTGGGCCAAACCACCACGCAAAACATTGCCCAGTTAGGCCAAGCGTCGGCGGCAGGACAATCGGCTGCTGGCCTACAGACAGGTGCTAATATTGCTAATCTGTTTGGGCAACAGGGTGCAGCACGGGCCGGGGCAAGGATGGCTGAGGGGCAAGCATTTGGAAATGTCCTTAACCTTCCGGCTCAGTTCCTAGGCATGCAATATGGCGCAGGCGCAGCGAATCCGGGGCTTAGCAGCATGTTCAGTGATCGGCGCTTGAAGAAGAATGTCGCACGTCTTGGCACCCGCTCTGATGGGCTAGGCGTTTACGAGTTCGAATACATCTGGGGCGGTGGTCGTCAAATCGGCTTGATGGCTCAGGAAGTGGTAAACATCTATCCTAATGCAATCGGTGAATCGCACGGCTACATGACCGTAGATTACGGCAAGGTGTAATATGGTTCAGCCAATTGATTATCGCTTAAACGTCCAGACTCCTTTCGAGGCAGCGGTGTCAGGCTATAAGGTCGGCCTTGCTGGTCAAGAAGCACAGGCGCAACGTCAACTCTTAGAAGCCCAGCGTGCAAAGGCTTTGGCTGATGCAGAGAAATTGCGCAATGAACAGCAACGCTTGACAAATCATCAAGCGGCACTTGAGAAGATCATAAACAACCCAAACGCAACTGCTCAAGATTTCATCCAGTTAAGTGCCAACGCACCAGCTGCAGAGCGTGAATCTGTGCAGGCGGCTTGGAAGATGCTTTCAGACGCTGAGAAGCAGGAGCGCCTACGGGTAGGTGGGCAAGTTATGTCTGCCTTTAATGCCAAAAGGCCCGATCTTGCGACAAGTGTATTAGAACAACAATTGGCAGCCTTTAAGGGCGCAGGTCGTGAAAAAGATGCAACCGATACGCAAGCGCTGATCGATCTCATAAAAGAAAACCCGCAAAACGGCAAACTTATTTTTGGTCCTTCAATGGCACACATTCCAGAGTTCAAAGATATTTTGGAAGCGTCATTAAAGGTCGATGAAGCAAAGGATCCGTGGGTAGTTGTTCCGGGTGTTGGTGTGTTCCCTCGCGCTCAACTTGAAGCGGCTGCAAAACAGGCTGAAGCTAAAGGCGCACCAGATGTGACTATAACGGCAAACATTCCAGATGGTGCGGCGGCGGACTTGAAGGCAGGTCGTGTTAGCAAGGCCGCGTTTGATAGTGTTTTTGGCGCTGGTAAGGCTGACAAGATTTTAGGGGTTAAAAAATAATGGAACCCGACGACAAAGCCTTCCTTGAGAAATATGGCAACTATAAGCCTGTGACGGCATCCGTTCCTGTGACGTCGCTTAGACCTATGCTCGGCGGTGAGACGCCAGAAGAAGCTAGTGCGCGTCGACTAGAAGAAGCCCGCAAGGCTGCGGCAGAAGCACGAGCGCAAGGGGCAGAAGCACGGGCGCAAACGCAGCTAGGGCTTTCTTTAAGTGCAGAAGCGCGGGCGCAAGAAGATCAGGCTGCGCAACGTCGTGCTGAAGAGCGCGAAATTGCAAAAGAAGCGGAAGGCAAAAAGTCGCCTGTTGATCCTGCGCGCGCCATGAAGATCAATTCGGCTCTCGATGCGCTTAAAAACATTCGCACAATGTCAAGCAAGTTTTTGACAGTAGGTAAAACGGCTGGAACATTAAGTGAGTTGCCATTTTTTGGTCAAAATCGAGCAGACCTTGAAGGTTCTTTGGATTTGGTCGAGGGCAACCTTATTCAAGATCAGATTGCTTTGTTGGCAGAGGCAAACAAGGGCGGCGTTGGTGGCCTTGCAAACACGCAAGAAGAAGCTCGCAGGCTTGCAGCGTCAATTGCCAACCTTGATCCAAACCAAAGCCCAGAGCAGTTTTTAATTGGTGTTGATCGCGCTGAAAAATACCTACAAAGTCAACTTAAATTAGCTGGTGGCAAACGGGAGCCGGTTGCACCGCCATTACCTCCTCCACCATCGTCAGCACCTTTTGCACCATTGCGACCCGGAGAGCCTGTCCAGACAGAAGCGGATTTAGCGGCAGAGCGTCAATTGCAAAGCGCATGGGATAGCGGCGCATCAGTTGATGATATGATTGCACTGCAAACAGGTCGCGGCCCATTTGATTCTGCCGCTATTCAGCAGATGCGAGATGCTCGTGCAAAGGGTGAGCGCATTAGATTTAGGGCTGATCCGACTGGCACGCCAACGGCACTTCAAGATGTGATGGCTTCTCCTGTTGGTCAAAGCGTAGGTGGGTTTGCACTGGGGGCGGCTAATGCGGCAACGCTAGGCACGATCGATGAGATTGCACCTGTGATTGGCCTGACTCAAGAACAAGTGCAGGCCGCCAAGAATTACTATCGCCAACAAGCTCCCCTTGAGTCATTTGCCGGTGAAGTTGGTGGCGCTATGGTTGCATCAATTCCGTTTGTGCGTGGCGCTCAAATGGTCTCTGGCGGTGCAAAACTAGCACCCGCAATCGGTGAGGCTATCTATGGCGCAGGCTATGGCGCAGGCGAGTCAAATGAGAATAGGCTTTTAGGTGCTGCATTAGGTGGGGGCGCTGCATTAGGCGGTGGCTTGCTTGCTAGTCGCCTCTTGCCAACGCCAGAGCTTCCCACGGCTGCGCTGACGCCAGAAGCGCAAGTAGGCGGTGCAATGCCTCCACCTGCAGGAGCACCGCCAGCAGGGCCAGCGGCAGCTATCATGCCAGAAGCGCCGCCTGTTGCGCCTGCTATGGCACCTCCAGCGGCTGCGGCTGTTGAGCCAGCAAGCACAGAAGCTGCGGCAGAGCTTGGCACCATCATCAAGAATGCAATCGGCAAAGGCCAAAAGGCCAAAGTCGCACAAAACCAAATTGCAGAAATGGCTTCTGTCAATCCTGAGGCAATGGCAGCGGCTGAACGTCTTGGGATCGAGGTGCCTGCAGATGTGTTCTCAGATAACGCTCAGGTGCGTGCGGCTATTGGCTTAACACGGTCTTTGGCTGGGAGTGAGGCAGAGGCTGCTTGGCGCAACACTGTATCCTCGGCGGTTGATCAAGCTGACAATGTGATGAGGACTTTCGATGCGCAGTTTGTGGAAGGTGCGGTATCTCCTGGCACTGTATCTGGGCGCGTGCGTGATAGCCTAACGGCGACTCGTGCTGCGCTAAACAAAGAGGCGAGCGACTTATACAATCAAGTTGACGCGGCTGTTCCAAAGCAAACGCCAGTGCAGATGAATAACCTAGCCCAGACCTTGGATGATGTAGCAGGCGAAGTTGGCGAAGGCGGCATGACGGCTCAAGAGCTGCGCCTGCAAAAGATGCTTAAAGGCGATGACGTCACCTATGGCCGTTTGATCCGTGAAAAAAGCCTGATTGGCAAAGCGCTGCAAAAGCAAGAATCTCCTTACGGTTCAATGGATGAATTAGACAACGTCGGGCGCGTCGGTGGCGAAGAACTGCGGTCGAAATTGCGCGGGGCTAATCTGATCTATGCAAAAGAACGCGCACTTGGCACACGGATTGTCAATGCGTTTGGCGAAGATTTGCTTGGCGGTATTGCACGCAAAATGAACGCTGCAATTTCTGAATCGGCTAAGGGCGACCCGGGCGAGTTTACACGGCTTATGAAGGCGGTCCCTGATGACCTCAAGAAAGAGGTCGTAGCAACAGCATTGACGGCTGCAACAAGGTCAGGCCGAGGAGCAGAACGTGGCGGATTTGGTTTTTCTGAGTTTGCGACCTTGTATCCAAAGCTTCGCGCAAATCCGGCAGTTTATAAGCAGATTGTTGACGCGCTTGGACCTCAAGCCTCTAGTGCATTGCGGGATCTATATCAGGTCTCAAAGCGCATCACTGAGGCACGGGCTAATGTCTTGACCACGGGCAAGGCCAACCAGGCTCTAGTCAATTCGCTTAACGTCGACAGCCTTATGGCTAAGGTCATGGATAGTGCCGCAGCTAAGCGCACGGTCGGCGCAGCTGTAAGCCTTACAGGTCCATTTGCACCAATTGCCGGCGCTGTCATGCCGGACATTCTAGAGGCTATGAGCAAGGGCAACCCAGACGCTGTGCAAGCTGCGGGTAAAATGTTTGTCAGCCCAGAGTTTCAATCGCTTTTGATCGAAACAGCTACCAAGCCTGAGCCTTCTAAGAAGGCAATCAATCGTGTTGCAACCTCGCAACGATTCCGTGAGTTTGCAAAGCGCATTGGTCTTAACACCAAAGAGGGGCCAGACTGGTTGCGTTCAGCAATTACTGTTGGTGCAGTAGGCCGAGCAACTCCTAAACCAACTGAGCCAGATGGCGTAGTTATAGAAATACCAAGGCAATGACACCCACCCCAGCCACCCGTCACAAGTTCAAGGGACAATAGCAATGACCGTTTTTTTAGTTCAGCCACCGTTTCCTATCATGACCGACATCGATGGCCAGCCTCTTGAGGATGGGTTTATCTGGATTGGCGTTCCAAACCTTCCTCCAATTTCAAATCCGGTTGCTGTTTATTGGGACGAAGCTCTAACTATTCCAGCAGCGCAGCCAATTAGGACACGCGGCGGCTATCCCATGAACAGCGGCACGCCTGCACGGCTTTATGTCAATGGGAGCTATAGCATTCAAATACAAAACAGAAATGGCAGCGTTCTTTATACTTCGCCAGAACCAGCGGATGCGGCTAATAATCAAATCTGGACGCCAATTGAACAATTTGGCGCGGTAGGAAATGGCATTGCCGATGACACAGCAGCACTTGTTGCCGCTGGCGCTGCTGGTGGCACTGTGTATTTTGATGATGACAAAGTTTACATGGTCAACAACGGCCTAATCAAGATTACACAGCCAAACACAAGATGGCTTGGTAAGGGAACAATTAAGTTCTTCCCTGCTCAAACTGGCGTTCAGCCTAAAATTGAAATTCAAGAAGCTGCAACAGACTGCTATATGGAAGTTACGTTTGACGGCTCGTTTGCCACTCAGACTTACATTTACAACAGCCTGTGGGAAATTGACTGCTTTGCGCCGCGTTTTGAATACGTTGGCAAAATGTTTAACGTGTCAAGCGGTGGTATTCGGCTGTTTTCATCCGCGCATGATGCTCGGTTTATTGGGTGTGAAGCTGATAACATTCCAGACGGTTTTGTTATTGGGTATAATTTTCCGCTTACTACAGGACCAAACGGGGCCATTATCAGTGGGTGCACATTAAACGCCACTAACGCAAGCGTTCGCAACGCATCTAATTGGTTAGTAATAGGCAATAAAGGAAGAATATTCAATTTCCGTACCGCCATTGCAGGCAATAACGCTGGCGGTGGTTTTACGGTTTTTGATACCAACGGCAGCTCTTTCGATAACCAAGCAATTGCCAATGAGTTTGATTGCGCGGGTGCCCTTCACGGCTTCGGCTTGTCGATGACGGGCGCTCGTAACACGGTTATCGGCAATACGATCCGCAATGCAACTGGCATCGGCATTGAGTGCTTTGATGGTGTTTGTGCAGATAACATCGCTATTGATTGTCAAAAGGGTTATTCAGGCAGCCAGGGGGTTGTTTCAACCTCGCTTAGCATGTCAAACAATACCAATTTGTATAGTCAATCGCGTCTTTGCACGGTCACGAACGCGGTCTGGTCAAACACAGGTGGTGGTCAGGCAACGATTACACTGACAGGCAATCTTGGCTTCCTGATTGGTGCCAATGCGCGGTATGACTCAAGCGGAAACATTGTTTATGGTGCGCCCAATAGCATCACTGCCGATGTTGTAACTTTATTTAATATCGTGTCGTCGGGTGGGACTGGGGCAGGCTTCAACGGTAACTATGACACGGTGTCGTGTTCGTACAACTCTGGCACCAATACCACTACCTTGATTGTTGCAATGCCTTCAGCGTCGTCGGTTGGCACTTATACAAGTGGCGGCAAGGTTGTGCCTGTTGCAAGCGGTTACACGGTCCAAGGGGCTAGCACTCTTAATCTTCTGCCACACGTTGACTTTAGCGATAACAAGTCAATCGGCCCTGTTGGCGGTGGTGGGTTTCAAAACGTCGCCAATTTTAATTTCAAAGACAACAAAGCCTATATTGATGGGGTTATTACAACAGGTTTTGATGTTTACACCTCGCCAAATGTTGTGGCAGCAGGAAATGAGGTAAAATACGTCAATCAACCAACGGTTTCTAATGTTCAATACGGCATGAACATTATTGACTGTTTGGCTGGAGAAGTAAGTGACAACACCGTTCTTGCTGATCCGGAAGTCTTTGGTGCCATCCAAGTTACTGTTACGTCTGGGTCAAATGCTCGCACCCATATTTATAACAATCATGTTCGCGCTCAATCTCGCGGTATTACAACAAACAATGTTTCGACAATTTATGTTCGTGACAATCGCGGCACTGCTGCTGGCATTACTTGGGATGTTGGCGCGCTGGTAAACCAGTTCAACAACGTAACTTTTGGCGGTGTTGCAGCCGTTGAAAGCACAATGCGGATCGCCACAAGTGACAGTGCTGGATTTATCTGTCGTGCCAACACTGCCTCGGTTTTAACTCATAGTGGTTCCACTGGCGCATATATGGACTTTAACTCAGGTGGTGCTGCTACCTTTGTTCAAGTTCGAAATGGTAACGCTTATGCCAAATGGTTTGAGTGCGATGGCAATAATTCCACGACTGTTGGCGGTCAATTCTTCAACCCCGCCACCGATAACAGCGCAACACTAGGCCAAAACACAAATCGGTGGTCGGCGGTCTGGGCTGTTAACGGCACCATTCAAACGTCTGATAAGCGCGAAAAAGACCACGTTGACTTTGTGAACCCTGCTCAGGCGCTTGAGTTTATTGGTCGTGTCGATCCTGCGTTTTTCCGCTGGAAGGTGGGCAGCATTGACCGTGTGCTGGTAGAGGATGCCGTTGTCGAGCAAACTCTTGTCAGAGAAGAATATACGGACATTGAAGGCAATGTTATCCCGGCTCAATACGATACCAAACTAATCAAAGAGGCAGTGTATGAAGACCGGCCAAGAGCAGGCAAGCGCGTTCATGCGGGCTTTTATGCTCAAGACGTCAAAGCCGCGATGGATGAGATGGGTATCGACTGGGGTGTATGGGGTCTTGATGATCTTGATAGTCCAGACAGCCGCCAGCACATGCGACCAGATCAACTAATTC